CCTCACCATCATGAGAGCTACGACCAGCTAGTGTACCGGTAGCATCGGGTTGAATACCTGCACCACCTCCCACACTAATCGGCTGACCGTTCGGGCCAATTATTTCAGTCTCCCCGGTGTCAGGATTAAAGACCGCCTCAGCTTGGCTTCTAATATTCACCGTTAAAGTTACAGTACCCACTTTTCTTACCCTCCAATAACTAAAGAAACGGTCACACCGCTCTCAACTACCCGACCTCGAATCGTTAGGTCATCACTCACCAGCCGTCCAGTGGTTACCCACTCACCCGGGGTATCCAGGTCAAAAGTGGCTACCAGGTTCTTGGTAACAAAGTTGTCCGAAGAGGTATAGACCTCCACGGTTGCTGCTGAGCCAACCTCAAGTCGCGCCCCCAACTTGAACTCATGGGGAGGCATGAGCCCGTACCCACAATTACTACCAGCGTAAATCAGGGGTGATTGGTTACGCAAGGTTAATGTCTCGAAGCCGGTGGTATTGTCTACAAACTTAGACATGGTGGTTACTCCTTAACTGGGTTAAAGTTCTCATTGCCGTTAGTTCTCATATCGAGCAGTTGAACCAGTCTATCCATTTGATGTTGATAAGCCTTCATCGACTCTTGAAGCTCATTACGACTCTGCAGGCCTTCCTGCCTCATCTGCTCCATCAGGAGGTTAGTCTGATTATCCTCATGATTCTTCAGCAGCTCAGTCATCTGATGTTGCTGGTTATCCTCCCGGTTCTTCTGAGTTTCAACCTGTTGTGCATGTTGGGAGGCAAAAGTCTCAAGGCTTTGACCGACCCGGGCCAGTTGCTGGTCGAAGGACTGCTGTTGACTCTCCATCTGCAGCCGATACTGATCCATTTGCTGATCCAGCTGCTGCTGTTGCCCCTTCAGCTGGAGGGTGGCCTGATCCAGCTGAGTGCGGCGCTGATTCTCCATTTGAGCCACTTGAAGCTGTAGACCAATCTCGGGTGGCGGAGGGGGCTGCGGGGTCCGCTGTTTAACCAGCTCATCTGCCCGACTCATCATCTCAACCAGTCCTTGAAGGCCCTGCACTTGTTGCTGGTATAAGTTTTGAGTCTGTTGCTGAATGGCCCCCTGCACAGGAGGACTCTGCATGTCTTGCTCAATAGCTGGTTGGGCTACCTCAGGGTCGGTTCCAGCATACTTCTGCATCACGACTTGCATAATCGACTGGGTGGCCATTTGGGTGGCCTGAGTCTTTAGCTGCTGAAACAGGAAGAGAAGATGTTGCTTAACGTCAGACATGATTACCTGAAACCCCGGGTTCATGTTGGTAGGATTGGCAGCCCCGAAAACGGGGTCCAGCACATAGGCCAACTCTTCGTGGATATGCTGCAAGTGAGGCATCTGCGGGTGAGCCTTAACCTGCTGCCCCGACATGGCTGCTACCACCTCCGTGATGGGGTCAGCTGACACCGGGTCGGGTTGTGGGGGCAGCAACTCATCAGGATTATCCACGTGCATAATGCGGAGCATCCGACGGTAGATTGCTACCCGATCCCAGCCCACAGTTTGGTCAGCTGCCATCTGCAGCACCCCTTGAATCTGAGCGTATCGCTGAGACTCACTATAGATGTTGGGGTCGGACACAGGAACAATGTCAGAGCTATCCAGGAAATCCTCCCTGGTAACAATCACCTGACCAAACCTACGAATCTGAATCTCTTCGTCGAAATTCTGAGCGTTCAGGCGACAGAGGATCTTCAACACCCGAGCCTGAGCTACGTGTTGGCGGGCGTGAATGGCGGAAAAGACCTTCGACCCCTGCTCAATGAGCGCCAGGGCGGTGCCGACGGGCATCTGATTAGTAGCGTCACCAATTTTCTCGTCGGCAACAGCAACCACGCCCTTGGCGGCCTCAACCACAAACCCCAGCAGCTGGAACAGCACCGGGCTGGGCGGATTGAACGGCATTCCCATCACCAGCTTCCGAATGTCATCCACCCCAGCTGACCCCTCGATCTCAGCCAACTCGGTAGGACTCAAGCGGATCGTTTGCCCAGCACCACGGCCCGCCCCCTTCAGTCGGACGCCCGCCGGAAAGTTGTTGATGTGGGCACTGTCCAGCAGTGCACGCAGCGCACCAGTGGCGGCTTTGCTAAGACCTCCGATCAAGTGGTACAAGCCGATGCCGTAGGCACCCCTCCACGGAATAAACGGCCACTCAACAATCCATTCTAGCCTTTCCTTCGCCGAGTCTTGCTCATCCCAGTTGCGGTAGATTGACAACACCTTCTGGGAATGCTCATCAATGGTGATGATGTACGGCAGCGGGTCTTCGTCTTCCTCCAGCTCGTACTCAACATAGACCTCATAGGCCGTACGAAGGCCATCCTCATTGTAAGCATCGCTAGATCTACCCTCAATGCTGTCGTTGGCGGCCTCAGAGGAGGTACCGTCAGGAGACAGGCTGGGGGCCAGGATGTCCACATCACGGTACAGCCCCGACCGAACCCGCTTACGATATTGCGATTCAGTCATGGTCACCATCAAGGTGGCCCGAGGGGTGGTATCAAAGGACGTAGCGAAGAAAGGCAGGAACACCCGGTCAATGGGAAGAAACTCACAGCACGGCCGATTACGAACCGGATCATGCCAGAACTTAAGGAACTGGGAGCCACCAAGCGGCTGTTGGGTAGCCAGCACCTCTAAGGAGGAGCGATACTCCGGCATCTGCTCAGTGAGCTGCCAGTTGAGGAAGTCGCGCTTGCGCTCAGCACGTTCCAGCTTGTCGGGGTCCTCATCGTATCCCGAGATTTTGGTCTTCACCGGACCGTCAGGGGGGAACACCTCCTTCACCATGGAGGATGAATAATCAACACAGGCTTCCGCCAACACCGGGTGGACCGCGTCACTGGCCCCTGGAAAGTCCGCCTTAGCTGGAAGCTCATCACCAAGACCAGTGCGCCGCAGGCCTTCCGCGTACTGCTCATCACGACGGGTGCGGGACTCTCGATCAATGTCAATCAAGTCGAGCAGTTCCAGGGCAACCTTATCCAGCTGGGCTTCACTCATGCTCTCCGCCAGGTTGGCCTCAAACTCACTATCTTCAAGTTCCCCGCTAAGTCCCAAGATAGTTACACTGCCATCTTCGTTCTCAATCAACTCCTCAAGCAGCGAGGTACCTTCGTCCAGCAGCTCCGGCTGGTCGCCCGCATCAGGCATATTGGCCTCCATATTGCATAATAATTTCCTTAGGTCCTACGCGACTCCCGTCATTTATTTTACCCCCAAATTGACGAATAATCAACCGGGAGTCGACAACCCGCCCACCCTCAGCATATCGTTTACCCCGGATCACTGACCAAGGGTCAGTCGTCATCAACCTCTCCAGGTCTTTTCTAGCCAGGTCCTCAGCTTCGAGTATATGATCCCCGGTGAGGGGCAACCAGTCTTCAAACGAATGGTCCAAGAACGCCTTCTGATTATCTTGCGCCCACTCCTGGAGCTGCTTACCTAAGGCGCGCACTAAACCCCCGCCGGCATACTCGAAGGGCTCCCAATTACGACCAAACCGGCGATACTGCGTTGGGTCAAAGGTGGAAGGCCCTCGATCATCTCCAGATAAGCCGGCCTCAAGCTCCGGGGACCAGCTAAGGGCGCCCCCTACTACCATTCCCGGAAATCCCGCTGCACCTATTCCAGCCCCCATAGCCGCGTCCATGAGGGGGTCGGCCTGATCGGGGTCCATGGCGTAAAATGGAAGTGAGGCCGCGGTGTTTAACAGGGCCCCCGAACCCGCCCGAGCTGCCAACCCCATCCCCAAGGCCTCAGGAATTGGTCCCAGCAGGGGGAGGAGTGCAAACATAAGGCCTTCTTTTAGGCTGGGCGTTCCCACCTCCGTGCCCAGGATTTTGGTCTTGGAGTCCCGATTCAGTTCCTCATCGTCCCGGAGAAACTGAAGAGCCCCCTTGCCAATCATCTTCGGAACAAACCAGGGATCATCTGTTGAAGGATATTCCACCTGGTTAGCTCGATTGACTCTATGGAGCTCATCAGCGTAGTCGCTATTCGCCTGTCGTTCTTTAAGCAGGATGTCCAGCGCTTCAATCCATTCTTGTCGGTCCATGGCTACCTCATGAGTACGGGTTGCCCCGACTATCGTTAGAGGATTCAAATTCCTCCTCATCATCCTCGTAGATAGGCATTTCAATGAGGCGGTGGTTCTTGACATACATCAGCATCTGAGTGAGCGTATCAGTCAAATCATCATTTTCAGCGTGGGGGAACTTCTCAACCTGATCCACCAGGGGCTTAGCCCAGGAGATGAACTCCCCAGGTCGGGCTGAGCTTTCGGGGATATAGAGCACATCCAGCTCAAACAACGGGGCCACAATATGAGCACGTTCGGTCTTGCCCGCCTTTCCAGGGTTATAGCTTTCGACTGGAATGTTGGCATTATGCAAATCCTGAATGAGCGATTGGCCACTGGCCTTGTCCTCCACCAGGAGAACATCAGCCCGCTTGCCCCGGCGTGAGTCATTATCGCTGCCACCGTAGAAGGCCTTCCAGTCGTTGATGACTTTCTTCCGGAGCTTAGGATAGCTCAAATGCTCAGCCCACGCGTCCAGCAGGATGATTCCACGGCCCCCGTTTTGGCCCGGAATCTCAAAAATACCCCAGGTTGAGCATGCCGACGGGTCTGGTTTAGCCTTTTTCAGCTCATTTTTCGTCGGTTCTTTGAACGCAGTGTCATAAGATTGGATAATTAACTCAAAACCGGGCAAAGGTCGGTGGTTTGGCCACTTCTGAATGTGCTTAATTTTGAGAATACCCCCGCCCGGGGGCGCGGGTCTCTGCTGCAATTGCCCTGCCGCGCCGTACTCACCCAGGTTTGTCTCAAGGGTTTTGACCTTTCGCTCGCTGAAAAGCTCCGGCCACAGCAGCTCACCGGGCTCTTCCCGGGGGTCTTCACCAACAGTAGAGGTATATCTGTTAGGCTCCCATCGCATAGGAATACAGATATGCTCCCACTCAGTCTCAAACTCGGGCTTCTTCATGATGTGGCCAGAGAGGTCCAATTCATGGAGTCGCTGCATGACGACAATATCAGCGGCATCTCGGGCCACCCCCCGAGACGACATTGTAAGGTCATACCAGTCAATACCAGTTTCCCGTTCGGTGTCGGACTCGGCCTCACGCACATTATGAGGATCATCGATAATTTTGTAGTCCGGATGCTCACCTGTACCTCGACCCCCTACAGAAGTGGCCATTCGCCACCCCCCGGCAGTGTTCTGGTATTTGGTTTTCTGGTTCTGACCTCGGTCTATCTGCACCGCACTTCCCCATAGGTCTTGGTACCAATCCGACTCGATAATGACCCTCGACTTC